GTAATCGGTTGCGACATTCCATAGTTCTGGATTCCTATCATTTCTTCTAAGATGATGCGCCCAAGTACAATGCAAAGCTTCATGCATTAAAACGAATTTTAATTCTTCATGACTCGATTCATTGATAAAGGATTCGCACCAAAAGATATGAGTACCATCAGTTGCCATTGTTGAGCAAACTTCCTTCGAGATTTCTTTCAAAATCAAAGGAATAATCATTGATGCCATACCCAATCTTCCTTCTTGAACGATGGAGGTTCTAGCCTTCGTGATTTTATGTACTGCCACTTTATTAGCAGTTGTTTGTTTATCCATATTTTTCTCCTATATATAAACAAATTTTGTAAGCAGAATGCCTACATGAAAACAAATACTGACTGGTCAATACTTGTTTTTATTTATGCATTCTAGGAAGGGGAGTCTTGCGACTCCCCAATCCAAACTAAAATAATCCTTTAGCAGTATCTGAAACTTTAACTTTCTTATTAGCTTGTTTAAGTTTCTTAACTGTGGATTTTCTAGTCTTGTTATCCTTTTTAAGATTGTCTTGAGATTTTGCTTTCCCAATATCTTTTCTAAGATCATCAATAGTTGATTTTAAATCATCGTCTTTTGTGAGTAATTGTTGATCAATCACATCTAACAAATCTTTAAGATCATTAAAACTTGAATTTCTTAAAGGATTCTTTGAAGGGTTTTTTGGGTCATACTTCTCAAGTGCATCAGCTAGTTTTTCAACAGAAGAAACAAGTTGTTTTGCAGTATGCCTGTCAGCATTCTTCTTAACTGTTTTTTCGTTTTGCTTGGCAGTCTTGATAATATTATCTTTTAGATCAGCAGATAAACTTACTCTGATATCATCAGTATTAAATTCATTCACTATATCTACAGAATAATCAAAGACATATCTTTCCCTTAACTCATTAGCAGTTGGATAATCAGATTCATCAAATAGATCACCTAATCCACTATGAGTTGCTTTTGCATTTTCTATTTCGGTTTCATAGCCATTCACAATTACATCAACAGCATCATTAAAGTTTTTAATGTACTTTTTGACTTCTTTTTCAAACCATTCAACGCGAGTAGAGGGTAGCAATCGCCATTCACCCTTTTTCACTTGTCTCGAACCGCTTACATAAGATGCACCTTCACCAAGAACTTGATCATCGGCATCAATCCACGGAAGTGTGTTCTTATAGATAACTTGATTCCTAAATAATTTACCGATTTTTATCGGAGGTTTTAGGAAATCTCGGTCAAGTAAATATTTTGATACTCGCACCAATTCTGCATTAGCTTTTTTAGTAGTAGCTAATTCTTCTTTGGCATTAGTATCTGCTTTTATACCACTATAAGTTTTTATAGTGACTTGTACCTTGACGCACGATTCAGCAAGTGTAGTTTTCTTTGTAGTCATATTTTTCTCCTATGATTTAAAGATGGGATAATTCCCATTAATAACATTCATAACAAATGCTATTAAGGCGAATTATTTAGTGTCATGGGGTCGAGAAAGGTATAGGAGAAATCAAAAGACCCTTTCCCCTTCGTTAGAAGTGAAAGACCCCATGAACTAAAAATGATTGCTATATGTTAAACCAAGATATCTTGGTTCTTAATATGCCAATCAATGAAAACCGAAGTTTCCTTAAATGATTTCTCTTTTGTGGTTAGTGCTTTGACAAACAAAACTGAAAACTCTTTAGCATCTAAACGCTCTATATAAGTTAGAGCATTTTCAAAGTCTTTCGGAGTATCAACTGCCGATATCAAAGATGCAACACTTGCGTATTGCAATTCTGTTCTATCGGGTAGCTTTGCTTTAGTTGGATTCTTAAGAATTTTACTAGGAGATTCCAATTCGTTTTGGAAAGCACAAAAAGTTTCAAACTCTCGTGCTACTGTTTCACCTAAATAAGATTCTAAGACTGGCTGAATTAAGATTTTTCTCAATTCACCATTCAACATCTCACTAACTTGATGCCATGTGCGTGGCGCGGGAAAACCACCTTCTTTCTTAGCATCAAATTGATGCAGAAATTGTGGCTGAAAAGATAAGAATGCAAGTATGTCTGCATTGATATCATTTCCATATCCCCATTCTAGCCATTCGTTAGCATCGGGTATTAATTCCAATGTTAAACAAGCAGATTGAAAATGGGTCAATATCCTTTGTGCGCCCGCCCTATCTGTTGAATGATTACCCGCTAGGATAATTTTCCAACCAGTAGGCAAAACATAATCAGTACCTATCCTTCCTTCAAAGGTTAGTTGCCTAATCGTGTTTTGCAAGGCGGGACTAGCTTGAGCAACTTCATCAAGAAACAAAAGACCTTTACTGTTTTTATCTGTAGGCAGATTATCCAGTAATGCTCTTTTTTGAACTGCTGTTCCATCTTTTTTGAAGTCCACTATTGGAATACCAGAAAAATCTATTGGCTCATACATTGCGACTCTGAAGTCCCCGAAACCAAATTCATTCTTTTTTGGTTTCACATTGTATGTCGGTCTATTTTTGGAATCCCTAACTAGCTTTAGCTTGGACTTATCAGCGAGAGTTTGAGCAATCGTAAACACTAAAGAAGATTTACCGATAGCGGGACTTCCTTTTATGAAAGGTACGCTATGCGATGCATTCTCTAGGTTATGTAAGATTACTTCCACCAACTCACTTGGTTTTAATTTACTCATATTTTTCTCCTATTTGTAAATTATTAAAATGCTGATTTCGACTCTTTAGAGTCAACCTGTAAACAGGTTCTGCTTTCGCAGTCATCAGTAGGAATTACATTCCTAGATCAGCAAGGGGAATCTTGCGATTCCCCTTTAGTTGAAAGTTAAAAGTCTGTGATTGCATTTAGATCAGTACCATTGACAAACTCTTTAGAGTTGAAAACATCTTTAGCAAAATCAGGGTCAAAACTATCGTCAGATAGTTTCAATATTTTCTCTTTTGGACTTAGATAATTATGCAAGTATGTCAGCACCAAGACTTGCTCATGATTTCTCTGGGCAATCCTAAAGTCATAACCTAGTGCATCAAGAACACCATTGATTCTTTCTCTAGTAGTTGGTGTATGCCAACCGCATAGATCAATATTCACTTTGCTAGTATCAACACTAAACCCAAGCATAGGTAATCCAGATTCATGGTTTCTATCTTGAAACACATTTCCAGTCTGAGAAATCTCAGCTATTAGATTTCCATGAAGATAAAGATTAACGACTCTTTTATCAGTATCATTAAAGACTTCTACTCTAGTATTAGACTTCTTAAATTGCTCAAAATTCACAAATGCTTTTGAACTTTCTTTTGTTATCTTTCTCATAATGTTTCTCCTATTATTAAAAGATTCTGTTTCGCATATCCTTTCGGATGCTCATCAGTCTGGTTAATTCCAGATACAGAGAGGGTCAAATATTGACTGGTCAATATTCAACCCCTTTATCTTCAATGGCTATTTCTTAGGCAGTCTTTTTTCAAAGACAACATAATTGCCACCCCTTTGCCATGTTCCAATATGACCATTATCATTGTAGTAAAGATGAATGATCTTATTGGTATTATCTTCATAGTTGTAGTCATTATGTTTTGTATAATCCAAAGTTTGAAAATCATTTAATTCAAATAAATATTCTTCAAATTCAGATTTAGTCATTTTTGATCTAGCAATCATGATTTAGGTATGTAAGGTACTACTTCTATGTCATAACCTAATTCGTTTTTGGCTAGACGCAGAGCATCGTTTGACAATGTTTTGTTACCAGTCAATTCTGCTAATGCTTTTGCATAATCGCATGATGGATAACAAAGATCATTGCCATAGACACTTTTGTAATAGACCTTAATTGATCTAGCAATCATGATCTAGCTAGTTGCTGTCTAAGCAAACTATCAAGACACAAAGAGCCAATCGAAACAGTTAGAGGTTTTCCCCTGTACTGATTTCTTTTGGCTTTCTCATACTTACTAATCTTTCTTTTACGAAAGCTATTTAGTTTTGGTTTACTCATAATTGTTTCTCCTAATTTTGAGTTAGTATTTTAAAATCTAAATCTAATATCTCGTTCCATTGAGTTTTAAGTTTTAGTTTTCTTAATATGCCAAGACGATATTCATTTACTGATTCAGCAGTTAAACCTCGTTCTTCATCATCGCTATCAAAGCCATAGTCAACATACCAAGACAACGCTAGAAGAATTATTGCTTCTTCTTGTTTGCTTAGTTTGTTTAGATGCCTATTGATTTGAGCGCGAAGATTCTTCTTAGCAGATTCTTCATTTTTTGCTTTAGTTTTTAAACCTTTGAAAGTACCTTCGGTTATCGTGTACTCATTTAAATTACTCATATTGTTTCTCCTAATTTGAGTTTGGGTTAATTCCCAATAAGTACACTTACAATAAATGTACTTATGGGGAGTTGAGCAGTTTTAGTCTTGCTCAGGACAGTTGGGTTAAAGACTAGATTTCAGATTTGTGAATAAAGTTAAATTGATTCTCTAATCCAAATATCTTATGGATTAACAAAGCATTTTTCCAATCTGAAAGTAGCCAGTAGCAAAGTGCCTTTCTAGCTAATTCCCTTTCTAATTTTTTTGCAGTTTGTAGGTTCATAATAATTTCTCCTTTTTATGAATTGGGTTAATTCCCATTAGATACACTCATTGAATATATCTAAGGCGAATCAAACTGTGTTGCGATAGCAAGGGGAGAAACCCCGCTATCGCCAGTTATAAATTAAATTCTTAGGACTACTTATATAGACCTCGCTAATGCTCATTACGATTTTCATCTTGGCTTATATTTAATCAGTATGTGATCAACCATTACTAAATTATTAGATTGATATCTGAATTAAATAAACCCCCTTTAGAGACTTACATTTTAGGATTCCCATCCCTTGCTGTTGGTATTTGTTTCAACCCTATATTTGAACTATTAGAAATGAGAAATATACAAACTCATTTTTTACTTTGCTTTTACAGGCGCATCAATTAATCGCCATCCTATTACTTGCTCGGTCTAGAGGTCTAACACTCTAGGGATTTTGATCTTATCTACTTGTCGGGTTTCCCCTATTGGACTTATCCAGACATCCAGTTGAATCAGACTCTTTGTATCTAGTAATTGATTTAAACATAAACGATATTCAACATAAGAATTATATCAAATAGGTATATGTATACAAGTATTAATGTATCTAATTGATATCACTTATCCATAGATCAGAAAGTAAATGATGACTGGTCAATATTAGGACTGCATAAAGATAGCAGTTTGTAATCTTGATCGCGTGGGGATTTGTTTATAGAATCATTCATATGAATGATCGACCTAGATTGAAATCAATCCCTACTCTAACCAGTAAACAAGAACTATTCTGCCAAGAATACATCAAAGGTAACTCAGCTAGTGATGCATATAGAAAGATATACAATGTTAAGCAAGGCACTAAAGACAGCACTGTTCATAGATCAGCACATGAACTGTTAAACAACCCCAAGATATCAGCAAGGGTCAAAGCATTAACAGCTAAGAAAGAAGCCAATTTACAAACTACAGCACACTCTCTGTCTCGCTACATTGTGGAGCGACTGGTAGAAGAAACCAAAGGCGATAACCCAAGTAGCAGACTGAAAGCACTCGAACTGTTAGGCAAGCACAGGGAGATAGATATATTTAACCCAGAGAGCAAAGTAAATGTGACAGTCAATACTAATAAGACGACAGCTGAACTGGAGTCAGAGATCAGAGACAAGTTAAGACTGGTCATTGGCACTAACGACTAACTAAGATCATAGCTAGATCACTTCCGCTATCTCCGCAGTAAAGACCCACCCCCAAAACCTTACGCATACCACCCGACTACCCCCTACCCTACACCCCCCCTTTTGCAAAATAATGGAGCCGAACTACCCCGAACAGTAATTCACTCAAAAGATTTCCTATTTTTATGACCCCCCCCTTCTTCTTTTCTTCTGTCTACCATTCTGGTATCATTTACCTTTATTTATCAGGAATTAGCTCAAGGGACCCTAGTGTGGAAAAAAATTTAACAGAAAAACAGGCGGATTTACTGCATTTTGTAGAAAACTACTGGAATGAACGCTACTGTGCGCCTACATACAAGGAAATTGCGGAGAATTTGGGTGTAAAGAGTGTAGGATGGGTGCATTCTCTGGTTAATAGCTTGGTTTCTAAGGGCATTTTGGTTAAAAAGGGTCATCGTACCCTCCGACCAGCCCATTTGACGCAGAAAAGCCTTGACAAGAAACTGTGAAGGGGTGTTTAATACTATAATCCAGTGGATATACCGTCTCTAGTAAGTAACTAGCTGGTTATATACAGTAAGAGTTTAGAGATAGGATATATACAGTCTGGTAATATACTAGGTGGTAATAGTGTTTAAAGTGGTTTGGAGAATTTTTTTCTTTTTGTTTTTCTACATCGGGTTTCATATTAAATGAAAGGTCGATCCGCTAATCGTGAAGAAAAACAATGGATGGATTTTATTTGTCAGTACGGATGTATCGTCTGCCACAATGAATTGGGGTTATTCACTCCTTGTGAGCCGCATCATATAGATGGTAAGACGAAGGCGGGAGCGCATTTTTTGACAATACCACTGTGCTGGAGACATCATCGCTCTGGCTACAATACCACTGAATGTGTGTCCCGCCACCCTTACAAAGCTGAGTTTCAGAAACGCTATGGTAAGGAAATGGAACTACTTGAACAAATGAAGGAGATCAGGGATGCCTGAAGGGATTAAATCGTTAGCAACCACTGCGGGCTATTTTGCACCGGGTGCTGGAATACTGGATGCGTTGGGGATGTACCCTGATGAGAACAGCCAGAGTATGTTAGCGAACCTAAAAGCAGGTGAATTTGGTACAGCCGGTCTACAAGGTTTAGGTGCTTTAGGGGATGCCATAATGTTTACAGGCGTGGGCGCTCCGATTGGAGCCTCTATGAAAATGGCTTCCAGAACAGGACAGTTGGGCAGAGCAGGCAAACAAGCAATGGCTCGCACTAGAATGAATAGAAGTAATATTTTTTCCAAGACTGAGCCAACTGCATTGGACAATGTTTTTAAAATGAAAGGCACAGAATACTCTTTAGGAAATAAAGGGGTTATGGATTTCTTAACACCGAAAGCTCTGGGTGGGGATAAGGAGCGTGTTAAGTACGCTGCGAGAGCCTTTGATGATTATGCCACCAAGAACCGATCCATTGCAGGTCGTACTTTTGATGAAGGCGGTAAAGGCAGTTCTAAGTATTTTATGATTAAGAAGGATATTGGTTTAGGACCGAACAGTCCTGCTAATATAGGAGTTCGTATTTCCGATCATGCTCCGACTAAGAAGGGTGTAACGACAAGAGGCATGAAAGATTCTTCAGGAAACCCTCTAATGAACTCAGATGTTATGATTAATGTCGGACCAAAAGGAAAGGGTTTTGAAGCCACAACGCTGGATGATGCTATTGAGATGATTGAGAATATGCATATTAAAGAAGGCAACATTGAAAACTTAGTTCGTTCTGGTGAGAAGGTTTCCAGAAAACATTTAGGAACCGCTAAAGTTGTTAAGGGTAAAGTGATTCCTGTAGAGCCTCCGATGCACATTTATCGTGCAGGCGGTCAACTGCCTTTCGGTTTGGATGTTACAGCTTTATAATGCAGATTAATGCACAAACCATACAAAACATAAGTGGCTTATCTTATGAGGAAAAGGTAGAGCTACTCAATCAATTAGACGAATTACAAAAAGCACAGTTTCGAGAACTGTGTCAAACAGATTTTCTTTCTTTTGTTAAAGCCATGTGGCCCGCCTTTATTGAAGGGGATCACCACAAGATTATGGCAGAAGAGTTTGGTCGGGTGGTCAATGGCGAATTAAAGCGATTGATTATTAATATGCCACCCAGACACACGAAGAGTGAGTTTGCTTCCTATCTTTTACCCGCATGGTTCTTGGGTCAAAAGCCAGATGGCAAGGTTATTCAAACCGCACATACCGCAGAACTCTCAGTGGGTTTTGGTCGTAAAGTGCGTAACTTAGTAGGTTCTAAGGACTATCAAAAGGTTTTTGATAAAGTAAACCTACAATCGGATTCTAAAGCGGCTGGTCGTTGGAACACGAATAAGGGCGGAGAATACTTCGCTATTGGTGTGGGCGGTGCAGTAACAGGTAAAGGTGCTGATTTATTGATCATTGATGATCCTCATTCAGAACAAGAGGGAGCCAGTTCTGATCCAAAAGTTTTTAATAAGACTTTTGAATGGTACACCTCAGGACCTAGACAGCGTTTGCAGCCGGGTGGAGCGATTGTAGTTGTTATGACTCGATGGCATCAGAAGGACTTAACAGGCAATTTGCTAAAGACCAGTATGAAACGAGGCGGAGAAGAATGGCGGGTTATTGAGTTTCCTGCTATTTTACCTTCGGGCAAGTCTCTTTGGCCCGGTTTCTGGAAAATAGAAGAATTGGAAGCTCTCAAAGAAGAGTTGCCTATTTCTAAATGGTCAGCACAGTACCAACAAGACCCGACTTCAGAAGAGGGAGCGTTGGTTAAAAGAGAATGGTGGAAACGATGGGAAGAAGATAGTCCACCGCAATGTGAATTTTTAATTCAGTCTTGGGACACCGCGTTCTTAAAAACAGAACGAGCTGATTATTCAGCTTGCACCACATGGGGTGTGTTTTATTTAAATGGTGAAGATGGGATGATGGCTCCTAATTTAATCCTACTCGATGCATTTAAAGAGCGACTAGAGTTTCCAGAACTGAAGAAAGTAGCGTATAAGACATGGCAGAAGTATGAACCCGATGCGTTCATAGTTGAGTCGAAAGCTGCTGGAACGCCTTTAATCTTTGAATTAAGGTCAATGGGTATTCCAGTATCAGAATTTAGTCCCTCAAGAGGAAACGATAAGATAGCTAGAGTGAATGCTGTAGCTGATTTGTTTGCAAATGGTATTGTTTGGGCACCGGAAACAAGATGGGCAGACGAGGTAATTGAAGAGTTTGCTGCTTTTCCTAATGCAGAACATGACGATTTAGTAGACTCTAGCACGCAAGCCCTGTTAAGATTTAGACAAGGTGGTTTTGTTAGTTTGTATACCGATGAGGAAGATGAACCTTTTTATCCAAGTAAAGCAGAGTATTATTAATTATGGCAATTGAAAGAACAACCCCAGCAACCCCAATAGAAGGGGAGCTAGAAGCAGGTATAGAAATTGATATTATGCCTGATTCCGAAATGACTGAAGATGGCGGCATGATTATTGATTTTGATCCACAGGCATTTGAAGAAGATGGAGATTTTTTTGCTAATTTAGCAGATCAAATGTCCGATGACTCTTTAAAGTTATTGGCTTCAGAATTAGTATCGCAATATCAAGGTGATAGAGATTCAAGAAGCGAATGGGAAGAAACTTATATTAAAGGATTAGACCAGTTAGGTTTAAAGATTGAAGATAGGACATTGCCATGGCCCGGTGCGTGTGGTGTGTTTCATCCAATGCTAACAGAAGCAGTGGTTCGTTTTCAAAGTCAGGCGATTACAGAGATATTTCCTGCTAATGGACCTGTTAAAACCAAAATATTGGGAACAAACAACAAAGAAAAAGAAAAGCAAAGTCAAAGAGTTCAAGATTATATGAACTATTTACTGACTGATCGTATGACTGAATACAGAACAGAGACTGAGAAACTTTTATTCTCACTACCTTTGGCTGGATCAGCGTTTAGAAAAGTTTATTACGATCCTAATATGGGTAGACCGTGTGCTATTTTTGTTCCTGCTGAAGATTTTATTGTGTCTTATGGTGCAAATGATCTTGTTATGGCAGAAAGAGCCACTCATATTATGAAGAAAACTTCTAATGATGTGCGTAAATTACAGGTATCAGGGTTTTATCGAGACATTGATTTACCCGATCCATCACCTGATCCAGACGATATTCGTAAGAAATACGATGAATTAACTGGTGATAGTGCTACTTATGACTTTGATAATCGTTATACCTTGTTAGAAATGATGGTTAATTTAGACCTAGAAGGGTTTGAAGATGCCGATGAATCTGGAGAGCCTACAGGTATTGCTCTTCCTTATGTTGTAACAATTGATATTTCAAGCACTGAAATTCTTTCTATTCGTAGAAATTGGTATGAAGATGATGAGAATCGTATGATGCGACAGCATTTTGCTCATTATCAATATTTACCGGGTATTGGTTTTTATGGCTTTGGCTTGGTGCATTTAATTGGTGGATTGGCAAAATCTGCTACTTCTTTACTTAGACAATTAGTAGATGCAGGTACATTATCTAATTTACCGGGTGGTCTAAAATCCAGAGGACTTAGGATTAAAGGCGATGATACGCCTATTATGCCGGGTGAGTTTAGAGATGTGGATATTCCCGGTGGTGCAATTAGAGACAACATTACTTTCTTGCCTTACAAAGAACCATCAGCAACCTTGTATCAGCTTTTAGGAAACATTGTAGAAGAAGGAAGAAGATTTACCAGTGCATCAGATATGAATGTAGCTGATATGAACTCAGAAGCACCAGTGGGTACAACATTGGCTATTTTAGAAAGAGCCATGAAAGTTATGAGTGCTATACAATCCAGACTTCATGCTTCAATGAAACAAGAATTTAATATTTTGGTGAATGTAATTAAAGACTTTACTGCACCTGAATACCCTTACGATGTTGAGCCTGATGCTCAAATTAAAACAGAAGATTTTGATAATCGTGTTGATGTATTACCTGTGTCTGATCCAAATGCAGCTACTATGTCTCAAAGAATTATGCAGTATCAAGCAGCTTTACAGTTGGCTCAACAATCACCACAAATTTATAACTTACCTGAATTGCATAGACAGATGCTAGATACTTTAGGTATTAGAGATGCAGATAAGATAATTCCATTAGACGATAATATTAAGCCTTCTGATCCAGTCAGTGAGAACATGAATATGATTAATGGTGAGCCTGTTAAGGCTTTTGAATATCAAGATCATGAGGCACATATTAGAGTTCACATGAGTGCAATACAAGACCCAGAATTAGCTCAAATGGGTGCAAACAATCCACAAGGTATGCAATTATTGCAAGCCGCATTAGAATCTCATGTAAGAGAGCATCTTGCCTTTCAATATCGTGATGAAATTGAAATGGAATTGGGCACAGAGTTACCGCCTTTGGGAGAACCTTTACCAGAAGATATTGAGAAGCGATTATCTAGTTTGGTTGCCGATGCTGCGGAAAGATTACTACAGAAACATCAAAAAGAAATACAACAACAGCAAGCACAAGAACAGTTGCAAGACCCATTAGTACAAGCAAAAACACGCGAATTAGATATTAAAGAAGCAGAAGTGCAGCGTAAATCACAAGCTGATATGATGGATGCTCAAGTTGATATGCAAAAGTCTCAAAGTCGTGATGCCATTGAGATGGAGCGTATTCGATCTCAAGAAAAGATTGCAGAATCTAGTTTGGAACAAAAACTTGTTAGCGATATGATTGATGCTAAAGTAGAAGGTGATAAGATTGAAAGCGAAGAAATGCAGAAAGCAGCAGAGATTGCATCTAAACTTGCATCTGATATAACATCTGATAATAATAATGGCTAGAAACGATTTTACAGGCGATACGCTGATTGACAAATATAAGTTGAGATTGCGTAATCTGATGAACGATAGGGCAGATAATATTGCCACAGGAAGTTGTGCCAGCTTTGATGAATACAAACATCAATCTGGTGTGATCGAGGGTTTAGCCCTCGCAGAGCGTGAACTCTTAGATATAATCGAAGAATTAGAACGACTCTAACTCGGTATAATGCCGCAAGGTAACTCGAAAACCTTTAATAATTTCGTGCAAAGAGGTGGTTATGGAAGCAGCTCTCGACATAGAAGAAGAAAAACAAGAGGCAACTCAGTTGCCCGAACCCACAGGATTTAGAATCCTAATAGCAATCCCAGAAAAAGAAGAAAAGACTGAAGGTGGAATACTTAAAGCGGAGGAAACTCTACGCAATGAAACAGTATCTACTATTGTAGGCTTTGTTTTAAAGATGGGACCAGATTGTTACAAAGATGAAACTAGATTTCCCACAGGACCTTGGTGTCAAAAAGGAGATTTTGTTGTGTTTCGTTCTTTTAGTGGCACTCGTATTAAGATATATGGGAAAGAATTTCGCATCATTAATGATGATAATGTTGAAGCAGTGGTCGATGATCCCAGAGGTATAGAAAAAGTATGAGCGATATAAATGAAAACTCAACTATGAGTACAGAACAAAAATTTTTAGGTGTAAAAGCAAAGATTGGCACTAAGCCAGATGAAGTTGTTGAACCTGAAGGTGAAATTGATATAGAGATTATTGATGATGTTGAAGCAAAACCAGAAAAAAAAGAAAAGGTTTTTGCAGAAGATTCTAAAGAAAACGAAGTCGATGGCAATGTCAATGAAGAAATTATTAATGTTGACAAAGGCGTTCAAAAACGAATTGATCAACTGACTGCTAAACATCATGAAGAAAGAAGGCAGAAAGAACAGGCTTCTAAACTACGAGATGAAGCAATTATTTATGCTCAAAGAGTAAAATCAGAAAATGATCGTTTAAATAAACTGGTTTCTGATGGGCAACAATACTTAGGAAGGCAAGCTGAAGAAAGAGCAGGCTTTGCTAAACAAGCTGCTGAACAAAAATATAAACAGGCTTATGAACAAGGCAATACAGAAGAAATGGTTGCCGCACAAGATGCATTAACAAGAGCAACTATGGATGCCGCTAATGCAGAACAGTTTAATGCTAGAATACCAGAGGAACAGTTTATTCCTCAACAACAACAAGAACAGTTTGTTCCTCAACAACAAATGCCACCAAGACCTGATAATAAAGCAGTATCTTGGCAAGCAAAAAATCAATGGTTTGGTTCAGATTCTGAAATGACCAGTTTTGCTTATGGTGTTCATGAAAAATTAGTTAGAGAAGAAGGTATTGACCCTCAATCTAGCGAATATTATGAAAAAATTGATGCAAGAATGAAACAAGTTTTTCCAGATTTCTTTGGGAGTAATGCAAGCGCTGTAAGTGCTAACTCTCAAAGCTCCGTGGTCGCACCTGCTACACGCAATAATGGTGCTAAACCACGCAAAGTACAACTTACAGCAACCCAAGTCGCCCTCGCAAAGCGGATTGGGGTAACACCAGAACAATATGCTAACCAATTGGTTAAGGATATGTCTGCAAATAACTAGAGGATATTTATATGTCTGAAGAGCGCACTCCAAGAGAGGAGTATAATCGAAAAACCACACAACGAAAGAAGTCGTGGTCACCACCAAGTGTATTACCCGACCCTGAACCAGAGGATGGATGGGTGTTTAGATGGGTTCGTACCAGCATGATTGGTAACCCAGATAACACTAATGTATCAAGCAAGTTCAGAGAAGGCTGGGAGGTCGTCAAGGCGGAAGATCAACCTAGTCTGAAAATACTTTCAGATCAGGATTCTCGCTGGGGTCAGGATGGTGCAATTGAAGTTGGTGGATTGTTATTGTGTAAAGCTCCACAGGAGATGGTTAGTCAGCGTAGAGAATACTACGGAGATATGGCTGATCAACAAATGAATGGAATTGACAATAACTTTCTTAAAGAAAACGATCCTAGAATGCCTGTCCTTAAACCAGAAAGGCAAACAAGGGTTAGTTTTGGTCGTAATTCTAAAAAATAGTTTTCTATTTTTTGGAGTTATATAATTTAACTTTGTAATGTAATAGGGAGTATTATATGCCTAGTAGTGCAACACCTTACGGTGCTATGCCACAAGCTGGACTTAGTTGTAATGGTTCTTTTAGTGGAAAAATTCGCCACTATAAAATTGCGAGTGCCTATGGCACTGGTATTTTTTATGGCGACTTTGTTAAACTTGTTACTGCCGGTACTGTCGAAAAAGACAGCGGCACAGCAACTTTAACTCCAATTGGTATTTTTGTCGGATGTGCTTACACCGATCCAAATAGCAACCAAAAGACCTTTAATCAACAATGGCCCGCTTCTACTTCAGCTTCTGATGCTGTAGCCTATGTTATGGATGATCCAGATATTACTTTCCAAATGCAAGCTGACGGTTCTGCCGCACAAGCTGTATTGGGAACTAATTGTGCAGTCATTCAAACAGCAGGCTCAACCTCTATAGGTACTAGCAAAAACGCAGTCGATATATCTACCGCAGCTACAACCAACACACTACCAGTTCGTATCATTCAATTCGTTGATGGACCGAACTCGGAAGTTGGTGATAGTTACACAGATGTTATCGTCAAGTTTAATGTTGGACACCTGATGAGCAATACAACTGGAATATAAGGAGTTTAGTAAATGGCTATTTCAAGAGCACAACTGCTGAAAGAACTTTTGCCCGGTTTGAATGCATTGTTCGGATTAGAGTACAGCAAATATGACAATGAGCATGAAGAGATATACGAGACAGAATCATCAGACAGATCGTTTGAAGAAGAAGTCAAGTTAAGTGGCTTTAATGCTGCTCCAGTAAAAGATGAGGGTTCGGCTATCAGTTATGATAACGCACAAGAATCTTTTACAGCTCGTTACAACCACGAAACCATCGCAATGGGATTTGCAATTACTGAAGAGGCAATGGAAGATAATCTTTACGATTCTCTTTCTGCGCGCTACACGAAAGCACTTGCCAGAGCTATGGCTTACACGAAACAAGTTAAGGCTGCTTATCCTTTAAACAAAGGATTTGGAGACTATGACACAGGTGATGGCGTTGATTTATTCAGCACCTCTCATCCTCTTGTTTCTGGTGGAACAAACGCTAACAAACCTTCAACCGATGCTGATTTAAACGAAACTTCTTTAGAAGCTGCGGTTATTTCAATTGCTGGTTGGACAGATGAGCGTGGTTTGCTGATTGCAGCTAAACCAAGTAAATTGATTATACCGCCTAACTTGATGTTTGTTGCTCAGAGAATACTTCAATCCGATCTTCGGGTTGGTACTTCTGACAACGATATTAATGCGATTAAATCAATGGGCGTTGTTCCCGGTGGTTATTCCGTGAATCATTATCTAACAGATACTGATGCATGGTTTTTAATGACTGATGTTCCAAATGGGTTCAAACATTTTGTTAGAACTTCTATGGAAACGAGCATGGACGGCGATTTTGATACTGGTAATGTAAGATACAAGTCGAGAGAAAGATACAGCTTTGGTGTATCTGATCCGCTTGGTGCTTACGGAACTTCAGGAGCTTAATCTTGTCAATGGAACCATTTATGGGAGGGTTTCTTCCTCAACTCCCATTAACCTTTCTAGGGTAAATTTTACCTATCGACTGACCTAGCAGACAACGCCAAAAGACGATAGGGTTATTAAGGAGACTTAATTATGGCAAATTCAAGTTTTAGCGGACCAGTCAGGTCCAAAAACGGTTTTATAACTTACAGAGTTGATAGTTCAACAGGAGCAGAGACTACCTATGGAACTAGAGAAGGTGGTGCGTACCAAATTGGTAGCACAACTGGAACAAGTTCAATACTAGGTTTTGCACCTACGGACTTTTTCACTGGTAAGGGATCAAACCCAGATTCAATTATCAACCCTTTCACAAGTGGAACTACATCAGTAACAGACTCTTTAGGAAACGATATTCCTTTAGGCTCAGTTCTTTACTACGGTGATAGAGTGTTTAGATACGGTTTAGCAGGCGGTGTTGCATTAACAGCAGGAAAACTTGTTCAAACGGCTGTTGGAACAAAAGCTGATCACCAAGATTTAGCCCCAACCGCAGCAGTTGCAGCAGGTGAGTATGAGATTTCAGTAGAAACAGCAGGAACTGACTTAACAGCTAACCAGTATAAAGACGGTTATCTTTATGTAAATGATGGTGCAGGCGAAGGGCAATGTATGAAAATTGCTTCTAACCCAGCACATGATCATTCAGCCGATCCTTCAGTTGTTATAACAACTTATGATGCTTTAGCTACAGCAGTAGCAACTTCATCTAAAGTTTCATTAATAGCTGATCCTTGGTCCGCAGTTCTAGTTGCACCAGCAGCAGAAACGGGCGCAGTAATGGGTTGTCCAGTTGTTGATATGGCAGCTAGTGCTTATGGTTGGTTCCAAACTTATGGACCAGCAGCAGTGCTAACAGTAGGAACTATAGTGCTTGGGCATAACGTAGTGAGATCAGCAACCGTTGCAGGTGGCGTAGCCCCAGCAACAAGTGATATCCTAGATATCGTTGGTACAACTATGTTGGTTGATGTAACTACTGATTATTCACTAATCAAACTTAATATATAAGTAGGAGTAATTTATGGCTGATGCAGTAGCAACACAAACCATCTCTGATGGAGCACAACACGCTACATTTAAGTTTACTAATGTAAGTGACGGTACTGGAGAGAGTGCCGTCACCAAGATTGATGTTTCTGGCTTAACAGTTAATCCAGTAACAAAAATGTCTTGTAATTCAGTAAGCATTGAGAAAATTCATTTCAGCAATATTGGAATGGGTGTCAAAATACTTTTTGATGCCGATACCGATGTATTAGCTATTCAGCTTCCTGCTGATTGGGCTGATGAATTTGATTTTTCTGATTTTAGCGGTATTCCTGATAATGCAGGAAGTGGCACAACTGGAGATATCCAGTTTACAACTGTTGGTCATAGTAGTGGTGATAGTTATACTATCGTTATTACTGTGATTAAACATTATACTAATCCAAGTTAGGAATATTATGGCTAAGTACAAAGTGGTACAGAATGGAGAGAGAGTCCCTAGTGGCGAACCAATCTTTCAGGTCGCAGAAATTATTGATGGCGAAGAAGTCATTGTTAATGGAAATCTTATGACCAAGAAAGAAGCACAAGATGCTATGAAGGCTTTGTCTCCTGCAAAAAAACCTGATAAAAAAACAGCAAAGAAAAAAGCTAAAAAATAATGCCTCTTAAAAGTGGGCGTTCTAGTAAATCTATAAAAAAATCTGGAGGGCAAATTATGCCAATTTATTTTGATTCTAAATCTACTAAACCAAAATCAACAAAGAAAAAACGATATTCTAAAGGTCGTACAGTTAAGTCTGAACACACTATTGCTAGAGGCAGTGGTGCAGCTAGACCACAAAAATTTAGAAAGAATGGTTGATTAAATGGCTATTGCAACTACAAATAGTTTTAATCTCAACATAGGTGAGATTGTTGAAGAAGCCTATGAGAGAGCAGGATTACAGGCTCGCACTGGTTATGATTATCGTACTGCTAGACGCAGTATCGACATGATGATGCTTGAATGGCAAAATCGTGGAATCAACTTATGGACAATAGAAAGTGGCACACAAACTTTAACTGCTGATACAGCAACCTATACTTTACCTGATGATACAATTGATTTGATGGAGACACATTTACGATTGGATGCAGGAGACAGTTCAAGCCAATCTGATTATCAATTAACTAGAATATCTCCAACTCAGTATTCAGATATACCTAATAAGTTACAAGTAGGTCAACCAACACAAATATGGATACAAAGATTAACAACAACACCACAGTTTACTCTTTGGCCCGTACCTGATAGTACACGAACATATACTGTTGCTTATTATCGTATTAGACAAATATACGATTCTGGAACAGAAGGTAGTAACAATATGGATGTGCCTAAAAGATTTATACCATGCTTGGTTTCTGGTTTAGCTTATTATGTAGCTATGAAACGACCAGAAGTTACAGATCGTTTACCTTTTTTAAAACAAGAATATGAAGAACAATGGAAATTAGCTTCAGAGGAAGATAGGATTAAAGCGAGTTTTCGCTTTGTGCCGTGGACATCTTATAACTAATGACACAGTTTGCACAGGGTAGCTATGCTTTTGGTTTTTGTGATCGTTGTGGATTTCGTTACGATCTAAAAGACCTTAAATCTGAGGTTGTTGATACAAGGATTAGTGGATTTTTAGTTTGTCCAGAATGTTTTGATGTGGATCAACCACAATATCAATTGGGTAGAATGCCAGTTGATGATCCAATTGCTTTGGAAAACCCAAGACCTGATAAATCTCAGGAGGCTAGTAGGCGTTTATATGCTTTCGATCCTATTGGTGGAGGCGTAACCTCTATGGGAAGTAGGACAGTTGGTTTGGATATGGAAGCAAAACTAGGTAAAATAAAAGTAACAACAAATTAAGTGAGGATAAAAAATGTCTGATAAAAAAATAGATGATAAAAAAATAGAAGCTATAAAAAATAGTGAACAATATAAATTTTCTTCTAAAAGAGATCAAAAGAAGATGATAAAAGCTGAAAAAGAATATCAGAAAGGGCTCAAAAGAACGATGAAGGCTGAAGGAAATGTTCCAGAAAACTATAAAGATCAAGTTAAAAGAAAATTTGGTGGTGGAAAGTTATAAAAAACAATGACTTATGCTGAATTAAAAAATTTAATACAGAATTATCTCCAGAACAGTGAGACTTCTTTTACTACTTATCTTCCAGATATTATTAAACAAGGTGAAGATCGTATTATTGAGAATGTTCAATTGCCTGCATTTAGAAAAAACCAAACAGGTAATTTATCTGCAAGCAATCAATATTTAGGAATCCCTACTGATTTTTTATCTGTTTATTCTTTATCGTATACTAATAGTAGCAGTCAAACTTTTTTAATAAATAAAGATGTTAATTGGATTAGAGAACTTTATCCTAATGCATCTACTACAGGAAGTCCTGAGTATTATGCCATCTTTAGTGATGATTATTTTATTGTTGCTCCAACTCCAGATGCCGCTTATACAGTTGAATTACATTATAGTTATAAGCCTAATTCTATAACTGTGGGAGCAGACTCTGGAACAACTTGGCTTTCTAAAAATGCTTCTACAGCATTACTCTATTCTTGTTTATTAGAAGGATATACTTATATGAAAGGCGAGCAAGACATGATGAGTGTTTACAATACAAGATATGAAACTGCTTTAGCTAGACTTAAAGTATTGGGTGAAGGCAGAGATAGAAAAGATGCTTATCGTTCAGGTCAATTAATAAACCCAGTTAGCTAATATGACAAGTAAATTTGATGTCTAATAAAGATAGAAATATTGCAATTGTTGCAATGGGTCAGAGTCAAATAGATTTTCATTTATCTCAAGTTCATAGTGTTTTATTTGATGAAATATGGGCTATAAATGCAATGATTGGTGTATTACCTAATATAGATAAGGCTT